GGCGTGTAGGCAAACACGGCGATCTTTTGCGATGCTACGTTTTTGTAGAGCATACCATCAGCCTCCTAGCAGGCGCATCACGCGCCGCGTCACGCCGCCGCTTGCCGCAGGCGTAGGCCCATATTGCAGCGCACCAATCGTGATGTGCGGATCAGTGTTGGCGTGCGCTCCCAGATACGACGCAGGCCAGCCAGCCGAACGCAGCGCCGCTTGTGCCGCTGTCGTCAGCGAAAAATCGCCGTTGGCTGCGTCCGTGAACGGGTCAGCGGCCAGTGCCACGTCATTAGCTCGCTCGTCAATGCGGATTTGGTCGCCTACCGTGTAGTTAGCGGTGTTATTGTAGAACGCGTTATAGCCGATCAAGCCGGGGTTGCCACTAATCAAAATCCCTTCGCCACCCGTACCCGACCACCCGACAACGATGTTGTTAGCCGATATATGCGTAGCATACGCGCTGTTTACGTAAATGCCCGACGCCGTGCCAGCCGCCAGATTGCGCACTGAGTTGTTGCGTACTACGTTGTACCCGCCCGCTTCGATGCCTATCGCTCCCGTGTTGTTGCATAGGATGGCGTTATCCGAGATGTGAGAGTCGCTTGCGTATATGCCATACACGGAGTTCGCGCCGACGTTGATGTAATTGCCAATCGCCGCAGAAGGGCTATACAACCCGACACAGCCCAGGATGCCAGAGCCTGGTGAGTGGATGTGACAATTGAGTATGCGGTTTGCAGCGCCTTCCATGCGAACCAGAAATTTGTTGACCGGAGACGACGCGCCCCTGTGTACCTCGCAGTTAAAGAGCGTGATGTACACATTCAAACTCACGCCGTGGTTGTCGCCAAACGAATGCATCTCCAAGTCGATCATGGTGATATAGTTGTATGTGTTCACCGTCCACATCTTGAAACCGCCGCAGTCGATCTCCCCGATCCCGCCATCGTTGGCCGCAGACGTATACCCGCGCAGCGTCAACACGCTGGCATCGTCAGGCGTGCCATACGTCGCCAGCGTCAGCGATGCCGCCAGCACTTGCGCCGTGCCGGCCTTGATATTGATCTGGTCGCCGTCCGTGGCGTTGCGCGTGATGGTGTCCAGCGCCTTCTGGATCGTTTTCCACGGCGTGCCGACCGTACCGTCTCCGGTCGTATCGTTGCCCGCGCCATAGTCCACATAATACTGCGATGTCGCCACAGATCACCGCCTCAGCCGATCAGGTTGCTCGGCCCAGCCGCCTTAGCCCACATCTGCCGATGGCCCGCCGTGTTGTAATTGGTCAGGATGCCCTGCATGTGCGCCGTCAGGCTGATCACCTCGGCCTTGGTCAGCGAAGACGAACCGGCCAGCCCGCTGCCGTCCGTGATGATGTCGTCATTGTCCAACAGCGCCAGCACCGCCTGCGTCGTGGCATAGCCGTCATTCAGCGCCTCAGCATGGTTGTTCGTGCGTGCCTGCTCGCCGCACCACGCCCGCAACAGCCGGACGTATTCCGACACGACGCCATGCTGTTCAGCCGTCAAATCTTGCCAGTCCATAAGTTCTCCTTCTGCTAACGTCTCGTATTTGGCGTTTTATTCTTCAACCGGGGAACAGGGCGCGTACCCATCAGGCCGCGTCCCTGGCCCCAGTCGGATTGTCACCAGCCGCTCGGCTGGAATGTACATCGTCTGCCCAGAGCGATCCCACACTCGGTATTGTAGTGTGTCACCGCCCACCATCGGCGCAGTCCCCGCCCCTTCCCCCAAGAAGATTTCCTCTTCAGGGTTAGTCAGTCTCACATAGCCTTTCATTCGTTCGTTCTCCTTTTGCTGCTACACTACCGCGAGGATGAGCGCGCAGTAGATCTTGAGCGACAAGTCGCTAGCCGACACTTGTTGGATCTGATCGTTGACTGTGATGGTTGTCTCGTACAGAGTATCAACCGAACCCAGCGCACCATCAGTCAAGCCGAACACATCAAGCACCTTGTCTCCGACTACGGTTCCCACGGCAGGGATAGCGCCGGCGCCGTTCTTACCGTTGAAGCTGATCGTCTTCAAACCAGTCAGCACCGAGCGCACATTCGCCGGAGTCACGGCACGAGTACTGTCAGTGCCAGTGATGGCCTCTGCCGTAGTTGCCAACTCGACGATACCCGCAGCAGTAAGGCTTGCCGCAGCATTGAGATCAGCAGCCTCAATTGGTAGCGTTGCTACAGTATTAGTCTTAGTCATCTCTCATTGCTCCTTTAGCTGGGCCACACGGATGCAGCAGTCATACCAGTCGCACCCGTCTTGGCAATCCACAATCCCCACTGAGCGCCCACTGCATCAGCAACCAAACCAGACACTTTCATGATCACCTGACTTTCACCCTGCACGCCGATAGGCGCAGACATCCAGTGTACGTTCTGGGCGAAGAAGCCCATGGCGCTGGTGCCAGCGATATCAGGGAAGGATGCCCAGAAAGGCGTCACATAAGGCGTTTGGCTCCACTCGGTGCCACTGGTGCCACCCAACTTGATCTGGCGATACAGATCAGGATTGTCCCACAGGAAGGTATAGCTGATACCGATCTGCCGACCAAGGATCGAGTAGCCACCAGGGGCATACTGTCCTACCATCGTCTGATCCTGTGGACGGGTGATGTTACCCTGTAAGGTGATCTGCAGGTCACGCACATACCGCTTTTCGGTGCTACTCAACGCGCCCTGCTTCACCCAGCCACCGCCAGTCATAGGAATGGTATCAACGTTGGCCGCAGTGCTAATCGCCCAGCCATTAGCCGCAGTCAGCAAACCGGTAGACTTCTCAAGCACATACTGCTCATAGGTGTCCGAGTTGCCAGCGCCACCGACAAAGGCCACTTCCATACCAATCGGGCCAGTCGATGCAGCCGACAGACTGATCGATGCCACCTTGGTATTGTAAAAGGTTTCGCCAATGTAGCCGTCAGACGTGGGAATAGCACGCCGCATCGTCAGCCACTTGTTGTCCCCATCCCCCTGCTCAGAACCAAACAAAATGGAACCGCTAGCGCCGGGGAAGATCATCACTTCGTGCGCGCCACCGCCCAGGCCAGTGATGTCAGCCACGGTGGTAGCAGTACCCATCGCAGCAGCAGGGATCGTAGCGGTCGTCACGACAAGCGTAGAGGCAACTTTCGCGGCGCTGCCAGCGAACGTCCAGAACAGTGGAACCAGCCCATTGGCCTTGGTTGCGGTTCCGCTGATAGCCAGTCGGGGACGCATCGCCAACTGCCCACCGCTCCAATAAGAACTCTTGTAGGTGCCAGGCGGCAAGAGCGAGCCACCAATTTCAGGCTCATAGGGGCGTTGATCGTCTTGCAGACTCATGTCGCCGCCAAGAACCTTGTGCCAGGTCATACCGTTGTCGTTGTATTCCCCGGCTGCTGGAAAGTCGTCCTGCGCGACCTGCCCCACCCATCCAAATGCAGCCCTCATACCAGAAACAGGCATTGTTTTTCTCCTTAGTGTGGGCGCACGGTCTCAACCGTGAAATACACCCAGAATTCCCAGATGTGGCTCTTAGGGCCACCCCTTTCCTCTGCCGCAGATGCATTGAGCATCAGGCGATAAGCCCTTTCCCCAAAGTCATCTTCAAGACCCAACACGATAGCAGGACTCAAGTAATTCTCGATCAATCCCCTTACCGTGTTCGCCAATTCGTTGGCTGTGTCTCGATCCTCTTTTGTACGGGTGAAGAAGACAGAACCCTCTACCGTGAAACGGCGCAGCCATGTTCGCCCCCCACCAACTTCTCCGATTGCCATAGACTCGCCGCGATCATATCCCATGATCCCGCCAGCAGACCGAACATATCGAGATCCAGCCGCTTCATCTACCCACTTGGTATCACGCGGCTTACCGATATGCACCATCAGGTTAATGGCAGGCCGCTCGGGATCGGCCTGTAGGCGTCCTAGCTTGATCTCGTAATCGTCCAGGCCATACTCTGCTAGATCTGCATCCAGCATTGTTTCCAGATGCGTTTCCACAGCCTGCGCGATCTTGGTAGAGATTTGCATTACAACCCCACCACCTGACGATGTGTGCCCACAATGCGATCAAACTGGCTGATATACCAGTCGGATGCTTGGATCAAGCTATTCTGAATGGGCGATGCGTCAGCCTTGTCATTGAAAGCACCCAACCTAGCCCGGCTAGTCATATTAGGTACTAGACAGTGAGCCGCTGTTAGATACACAATAGCATCTCTCGCCCAAGTCGGAACGGCAATGTCAGTCGTTGACGTTGTGACTATCGGATAGTAAGCGTGATAATATAGGGTGGAAGACACGTATTCCTTGCCAAGAAATACCGTAGTCCCCCAAACCCAGTAGCTATCCTCGTCAAACATCTCGCCCGGATTGCCGATTGTGGCGGCAGACAAGGAAACAGAAGAACCGTCCTCATCTACGGCCACAATCGCCGCAATCCGATAGCAGTCAGTAGGTAATGTGAAAGAACTTACTGCCCCAAAGGTTGCCGTTCCCTGGATAGGTCTATGGGCTGCAAACGCACGCAGCGCAGCATTCAAGCCATCGACACGAACATTGGTAGAGTGCGCCGGGTTGGCGTTATCCTCGTCGTCCAATGTCCTGCCTAGCAGCAGTGTGAATTCAGCCCAAGACCATGCCATGATAGATTAACCCAGTGCCACGTCGCCGCGGTTGCCCCAGCTACCCACAGCCATGTGAACTTCCCACAGATCAGGGTTCCAGCGGTTCATCTCGCCAAACATATCCCAGCTTACGCGAGTAGTCGTCTGGAAGTCGTCAATGGCGGGCGGGTTGTAGATCTGCACGCCTTTGCGCATGGCAAAGCGCAGTCCACCACGAGCACCAAAGACATAGCTCGGCTGCACATGCAAGCCTTTCGTCAAGAAGGCGAAGGCCGTGCCAACTGCACCAGCGCCGCCCAAGGTGGTATGGCTGTACTGCGTGGTGTAGTCAGTCATAACCGGGGTGCGGAAAGTGATCTTGTTGGCCGCATGATCCACGGTGGCAACTTCAAAGACTTCGGTGTAACCATCAGTCACATCGACGCCATCAGTCACGCCCCAAGCGTTAGTGCGGCTGGTGTGCAGGGTCACAAAGTCGCCAGGATAGAAGACCGAATCAGCGAAGTCGCTGCACTGGACATAGTGCTTGATGCCAGCCGAGGACTGCCCCACGTACCAGGTCGAGTCAATCGACGTGGTATCGGGATCAGGAGCGCCGTCGCCGGCATTAATCGGCTCAGTGATAGCAACTTGCTCGGTGATCGGACCCATGTTGAACAGCGCCGCATCCCATGACTGCATGAAGACAAAGCCCTCGTAGGCAACCATGTCCAGGTTCATGATCGACTGATTGCCAAGACCCGTCAGGCGCTGTACGTACTCGCTGTTCATATTACTGAACAGACTGTGGAAAACACCAGGGGTGGTGATAACCAAGTACATATTGGTGCCTGGAATCGGATTGGCATAGTCGCCAAAGTTCTGGAAAGCCCACTTCGAGCGAACCGACATCTTCAGCTTGATATCGCGCAGGATCTTCTCATCGAAGGTGAAGTCAGTCGTAGCCGACAGGCCAGCAACGCTGGAAGCGCCACCCGCGTAACTGCGAATGGTACCCATCGTCAGCAGGCTATCACGAGCGATCTTCTCCGCAGTACCCACAATTGAGTTACTCAAGTGGGTCTGCAAAATGCCATCGATAAAGCCCTGCGTGCCGCCACTGCGCCACATATTCACTAGTCGGTCATAGCTTTCAAGCTGGATTTTTCCACCATAGCGCAAACGAGACAGCAACTTGCGCTCCCGGCTATCCACGTAGTCGGGGTTGATGTACTTGGCGCGAGTACCAATCGGGTTGTGATTGGTGTGGCCGGGCAAAGCCTCGCGACCAGTCGTGATCTCCGTGGGGTTGGTGGTGCCAGTTCCAGCAGCCAACGACTCCAGGGCCACCCAGTCGACCAGGGGGGTGAACAGCGACTTCTGACGAAAAGCCACGGCGATAGCGGGATCAACCGCACTCCACCGGTTTTGGCTCCATGCCTCAATCGGGTTCACACTGTAATAACGATCAAAATCACCTACTGCCATCGGATGTTTCTCCTATTTCAAATTGGGTTCGATGACAACACAGCAGGTGTAGCGAGCTTATTGCCGCTTTCATCGGCCAGGGCGAGATACTTCGCATATTCCGTCCGATAGGTAGCCATATCGCCTTTTTGCATAGCCGATACAGATGCTTGCCAAGCCGCCGCTTTTAATTCCTGCTTCGTGCTGCCAGTCCCAGCGGCGCCAGCGCCAACGGGTTGCGTTGCGCCTGATTGCGCTTCCTGGAACACCTGCGTAACTATCTGCTTCTGTCCTTGAGACAATGCGCCAAGCGCCTCCTCAAGATCAGCAGCAGACATGGTTGAACTCTGAACTAGCTTCATAATCGGGTCAGAGATCAAGCCAGGATGCTTCAGCATCACATTTTGACGCTCTACTTGCTGCGCCAGCGTTTCCTTTTGGGCGTTTGCCCCTTCCCACTTGGTGCTCAGATCAGTGAGTTGTGCTTGTGCGGCTTCCAGCGATGCTTGAAGTAGACTCGCCTGCCCAGTGATCTGTTCACGCTCACTGTTCCAAGCAGCACGCTCGGCGCTTAGCGCTGACTGAGCATCGACAAGTTGTGTCTGAATGCCCAGAATTTTGCCTTGCAGCCCTGCGTACTTTGCCTTCCAATCAGTTGCATCGGTTTGGCCCCCACTACCGGCCTGGTCATTTCCGGCCAGGTCATCATGTATGGTCACGTCCGGTGGCATGATGGTTTCTCTCCCTTGTATTCGTTCGTTAGTTTCGTAGCCGGGCTACGATTATTCCCGCAGCATACCGACAATCAGTTGGCCGGTGCCGCCAGTGCGAGTCCCGCCCAGCGTTACCTTCACCTGGAACGGTGCGGTGTAACGCTTGCAAATGGTTGCTCTAACCGAATTGCCAGCCGAGTTCTCGTCAATCCCGGTGTTGGCGATCCACAGATCAGCCGTGGTGCCGTCGCCCACGTCGATGGTTGCGCTGCCGCCGAAGGCAGTCTTGACAGTGTGGATAACCTCGATCACAGTCACAGGATTAGCAGGAGTCGCCATCCCGTAATAGGTTGCGGTGTCATCCGCGTTGACGTAGTTCACAAACTCGTAGAAGGGCGCATACGACTCGCCATCGCTAGGATTGCGCGTCGGATCGACCTGAGTCGTGTAACTGGTGTACATCCCGTTTCCCATTGTTCTTCTCCCTTAACTTGGATTTACATCTTCAATCGGCAGAGATCCCCGTCTCCCCCATGATTGAAGTTTGGTTCCCATAACCACCGACAAATCGGCGGATGAACACTCTAGCGCAAAGACAGGTCGCCTATCCACTGCGTCTGGTGTATGAACTCGATATACCCAACCCTCTTGATGATTGATTAGCTGTACGGCTCTACCGTCAGCCTCCCACGCCTCATAAAGCGTTTCGTATCCATCATCACCCGGGCTGAGCAATGCCTCCGGTAACGCCATTGCCCGTTCTCCGTCTGGTTGACTGTAGGACGAGCTTTTCGCCAATCCCCTGATCTTTATGCCACTTCAGCGACACATGCGGGAAAGACGCCCCCGCATCCTTGCGCATCTTCCCCCCACAAGCAGTGCAGATCACGGTAGGAACACTTGACATCTCGTGCCAAACATCCCGCCGCTCTCTGCACTCACCATCGCACATGTACGTGTAAGTAGGCATTATACAGGCTTGAAAGGCGTCGAGTAGACGATGCGCACAATCGCACGGCCAGCAGTTGCATCACTAGCGGAGTCGGTAAACGTTGCAATAATACCCTGACGGGTCGCCAACGTATCCGACTCGTTGAGCGCAATCAGCAATGCGCCAGTCTCGGCCAACGACACGCCGGAAGCGTAGTACGCAGCACTTCCAGGCTTGCCAATGCTCAGCAGGTTAGTCCCACTGCCATTGAATGCAGTCTTCACATGCACGGATGCAAACAGCGGCACGGCTCCGACCGGCAGCATGAACAAGTCTTTTGCAGTCGTGTCCGTATACAAAATCGTCTCAGAGCTTTCAACTACAGTTCGGCTAAGTGCCATTCCCGTCTCTCCTTGCTGCCAGCGTGTTTCGAGACCCTAATCCTCAAATGCTTCTCGGCAGTCATTACATCTGATTTGGTTATCTTCCACTCCCGACCCAGGAGCGCCATCAAACATTTACATTGATCCGACAAGAGATACTCCATTGCGTCCTCGCCGTATGTCTTGTCGGTAGATCCCACATCCCTCACGGCTCTCAAGATGATTGCACTGGCTAAACACCGATACGCAGCATCTTCAGTCACCATGGACTCTAGTCCTCTGATTTTACTCTTGCCCGACTGCGCATCAGCGGGCTACGCAGATACACAGACGCCTCAACCAATGCATCACGCACGGACTCAAGCATTGTAGGCGTGTACTGCTCCTGCGGCACACTAGGCGGCAATTGCACAAACAATGGTTGCCCATGCGCCATAACAACAGGCACGACAGTCAACGAGTTCAGCAACAACTCCAGTTGCGATGCATTCTCTTTCAGGTTCCACACCGCCGTAATAGCGGCCTCTTCCGTATCTGCTTCAACCATCTTCATGATTGTTTCAATTGGAGACATTTTTACTTCGTTAGTCATTCGTCTTTCTCTTCCTTAGCCTTTGCGGCTTCTTTTGGTTTGCTAGCTGGAATACCTTCTGGCGTCTCTGGCGGCTTGTTAAGCTCAGCCTTCCATTCCTCGAATTCTTGAATGCGCTTGAAGGTTTCTTCAATCTCGCCAGTTGGAATGTCTTCGTACTTCTCTAGCGCGTCCATCGGATGAATATGCCCAACACCCTGGCGCTGCACCAACTCATTTACCAACTCTGTCCGATCTCTAGGCAGCATGGGTGCCCATGCTGGAGTGATTGCAATCTTGGACACGTCCAAGCCATCGAGCTTACCAACCTGCTTGAGAATAGCCATCTGCAAGGCCATCCGGTTCAGCTTCTCAAATGCTGGCGTCCACAGCCATCGCTCGGTGAGAATGTGGCTTTTGACAGGGAACATGCGAGTAATGAGCGTTAGCGAGCTGCGTTGACTTCCTTCGTCCTCTCCCACTGCCACTGGTGGAATTGCCATCGCCATGCGCAATTCTTTCTTGAGACTGTCAATGTAATTCATCGCCCCGCTAGTCACGTCCGATGGGCTGTACCAGTCCATTTCTGGTGCTTTGCCATCAGGCATTCCCGGCCCCAAGTCCACAACCGCTGGCCCACCCCTCCACAAGCGAAATGGCAGCTTCAGCTTACCCGTAGGATGGTTCTTGAGCACCCCGAACGGATAGCTATTCTGGTGCAAGATATCGCCAATGTTGGCGAGGCGGGCATTGTACTCATACGCCAGATCTACACCACCAGCCCACTCTGCCAAAGGCACCCCAAAGAACCCGTTTGACGCAACATGCGGTATATAGACAAACGGTAAGAAGCCAAACGGGTTCTTCTCCGCCTTGATCGTGAGCCTCTTTCCCTCAACCCCAACAGTGATAGAAAGAGTCCCCGCGTTCCCCCCTCTAGCAGCCGTCCAATGCTCTCTGTACTCCACCAGCTCCGGCCAATCACCGCTCCACTGTCCCCATTCCGACCTGGCCGCTTCCCTTGGGATCATGTAGCGAACAAAAATCTCGCTAAATGTAGTCGATCCTGGCGTGAAAACGGGGAAAACATAGTCAGAATGAACCATCTCGAACTTGAAAGGGAATAAATCAAAGGGATTTTCGTTTTCAAGTGCGTATCTAACCCGCCAATAGACGCCACCAGTCACCTGAGACGACAATCCGGCGAGAAATTGGACCTTTCGAGCTTCGCTTTCCATCCAAAGCTCATCTAAATAGTCCTGTGCAGCCGAAATGATGCCATTCGGTACTTCAAAACCGCGTCTGGGCGCTACTTTTTGCTGAATGAGCGGTTCCGAGTTGTCCCGCACCTCGCCAAATAGCAGTTGGGCGTGCATATTGCAGGCCAAGGAGATGTCATTGACGCCCAATCGATACTTTCTGCGCGGCGCTTGTCCATCCGTCCCTGCTTCAAGCTCTAACCACGTCTCACCATTGTACAATTGCCAGTTGGACGCATAACGCGTAAGTTGAGATGCCCACATACCTTGTAGGTATCCCGTATATTCCATGGGCGGTTGTGCAGCCAACGATGACGGATAGTAAGACATTGAGTAAAAAAAAGCGCAAGACACTGGATTTACCAGCATCTTGCGCCGAGCAAGGCAGCTTACGGTATCAGTTTTGTGTTTTCCAGGTAAATCTCTGTTCGCTCTTCTGAGCGATCTTCACGGCCTGTGGCGTGATGCAGATCTCTACCGTTCCATAGCCCTCTGCAATCGTATCTTGGAGGGCCTTTAGAAGCATTGTCGTCATCTCTGCGCTAAGCGGAAGACGTACATGCGTTCCGACACTAGGCATTATACCACATCCTCCCCTGCGAGTGCAAGGTTTTCAGTGAAACTCGTGAAATCGGCATCAAAATCGCCGCGCAAGTACGGCAATCGATCAAAATCATAGAGAATGGGCAATTCCTCGAAGGTAAAAAGCGTCGAAACGCGCTCTTCGCCGCGTTTTTGCAGGAAACGATCAATCTGGCGCAGAAGAAATGCATCGATCCTGCCCAGGATAGCATACACAAGAATCTTGATCCTATCAGGAATTGTAACAAAGAAATCTCTCATAAGGAGTCTCCGAGAAACCACCGGCTTGAGCCGGTGGAGAGATAAGGGGCAGCACCGCTGCGGTGCTGCCCTTGAAGCGCTCTACTGTATTTGTGACACTCCGCCAGGGCTGAAGCCCTGTGGCTTGCGGCGGGCTGGTTTTCTGTCAGGGACAAAACCACCTGCTTTAGCAGGCGGTTGTTTACAAGGACTCCTTAGACACATTGTACAAGACGCCAGCATCATCCGGCATCTGCCAACCGCTATTGCCATCCCCATTCCATGGAGAGGACGGCTCTTGCTCTATTCCGTAGCCCAGGCTACGATCAGAGATGATGTAGTACATGCGATACACCAGCATAAACAGCGTCATGGTCGAGTCTTGCGCAATCTTCTTGTCGGGCAGCGACCAGTTTGACGTTTGCCGCACAAGAATACGCAACTCCGGCATGATTAAAGCCCCCTTGCGCAGCAAGTCAATCAACCAGTTAGCAGCAGTATGCTTCATGCTGTTTGTCATATCGTAGGGATTGCCAAACACGTCAAAGCCGTCCCGCTCCAACTCTTCGTCAACAGTCGGACTTTTCTCTTTGAGCGAGCCCAGCAGGACTTCATGCATACCCGACTGCTGGCCCCCGTTGTCGTAGATCATGTCGGCGGGCGATACAACGGGGTAGGTTTGCGCAGCAAATTTGTACGCGTTGGTGTACGGCACATATGTCTTGCTACGCGCGTTCAAGTTGCCCATCTGGAAGAAGACAACCTCAGCGGGGTTGGCCGTGATGTCCACTACCATCACGCACCAAGAATTACGGCGAGGCAGCTTGTCCTTACCGGGATCACCGGCGATTACATGGAAATGGCCCTGTGTAGGCAGTTTCACGTAATGGATAATGCCGTGTGCGGGATGCTCTTGGATAATCCTACCGCCCAATTCCGACAACTCCCCATGTCGCTCCCCACGTACCGCGCTCATCAGCAATTGTGGATCGATCTCAGTCCCCAGGCCCAATGGACGCCGGCCCAACAATTCCACCTGCCGCGCTTCGGGATCTGTACCCCACGCCTCTTCCAGCGCTGCTCTGTCCTCTGGCGAGAGACGGATGTTGTCGTACATGCTGACCTGGATGAACCAGGCGTAGTGGGGCTTTTCCTCCGCCATGTCCATGACTTCCCACACCCAATCCGGTTCTCCCGCATTACCAATAGCATAGAAGCGCTTCATGCGCCCCACCTTGAAGTCGAGAAGCTCATTTTCGCAGCGCTCAACAAGCTCATCGTTGCCGGTAACGTTTCCAATACCAATCATCTGCTGAAGCTCATTGATACGCTGCCGATGCTTTTGCGGAAGATGCGCCATTAGCCAGGGGTTAAGGCCGCGCAGGCACCCCCTGATATGATTGACTGTCTTGGAGTCGTGGACTTCACGCAGGATCTCGTCCCCCGATCCCTCTCCCGCTTCGGTAGAGCGCAACCGTTCCAGATCTTCATCGCCCAGGCTGCGAAACATGATCGTATTGCCCGCTTGCTGCTTTCCCGCTATCTCACCACCGTCATGCTCGTCCCAAGGTCTAAAGTAGATGTCTGTCTGGGGAAACTCGCGCTTGTCCTGGATGAACACCTCTGCAAAGCTGCGAGCCGTCATTGTACCATCACTGCGATAGTGCCGACGCGCCGCCATATCCAAAATGGCGTTATACGCCTTCTTGGCCTGATCCAATGACAATGCAACATGCAACCACGGCTCGCCAGGATGGAGAGCAGTCCACACCATCATGATTATGGCAAGCGGCACAGTTTTGCCCGCGCCACGCCCGCCGATAATAATGTTATAGCGCTGGGGGGAGTAGTACATGCCAAGCTGGTGTCCAAAGAGGGTGTAATGCGATCCAAAGTATAGCTCGATGAAGCCGTTAATAGCCGTTGGCACGCAACGAGGCATTTGACTTTCATGCACATATTCAGCCAGCAACCAATCTGCCGCAGGCAGGTAAGGTTCCTCTACGCCAGCAGCCACCATCGCATCTCTAATGCCTGGGTAGTGCAGATATGGGACTTCGACGCCAAGAGTCGGGTGCAGCCCCATTCCGTCCGGCCCGCTCCACCAGCCTTTGGGATTACGAAACCAGAAGTCTTCTACCACCTTCTGCGCGGTGACTATATTCCATTCGTCAGGGGATAAATCGATGTATCCCTTGTTCTTTGCGTGTTTACCCGGCATTTGCCTTCCATCGTAGCCCGGCTACGAACGATCACCGTCCAGCGTTTGCACGTAACAAATCCAAGCATACAACTCTTCAGCCTTTGTTGCTGCAATCGCCCAGGCTCGTCCATTGGACGGATCACTGGCCTTCAATGCGCGCAAGTTAAAGAACAACTCATACGACTCTACCAACACTTGCTGCTGTTTCGTGATTTCTTCCATGTTCATTTCCCTTTTATCTATTGGTGAATCCAAAAACGGCCACTTAATAGATAGCGGAAGAGTAGCGCCCTACGGGCGCATGAAGCTACAACAATAGATCGGAAAAGGCTGGACGAGCAGGCAGATCGTCCAGCACACTATCCCCTTCAGCATGAATACGGTGGTGCAATCTAGCACTCACCCCCATCGTTCGCAAAGAAGTTAGACTCTCACCTCTACCCCCCATTCCTCTCCGATCAATATGATGCCAGTTCTCTGGCAACCCGCCGTCAGGCGAGAAATCGGCGTAAGCAGCGGCGCGTTGCGCAGCGATGATAGCATTTTCTTCGGTGGTAAGATTGTGCTTTGCCATGCTTTCATTGTACCACTAAAAAGCGCTGTGTACAAGTCCAGGTAGACACTTGTACACCAAATCAGTCTATTCCAAACTTGACAATTGTATTGTCATCATGCTATAATGCCTCTATCAAGCCAAGCCAATTTTTAGGTTCAAAGGAGCACAACAATGGATGCACCTCTATTTGCAAAGCCAGTGCCAGTTACCGTAGTAACTGGCGAGTACAAATCAGGCAAGACAATCTTTGCTCTCACCACCGGCTATCCACTAGAACGCGTGTTGATCTACGACAACGAACTTTCAGCCGAAACCTACCACACTGCCGACAATCCTTTTGTTCGCGTCGATCTTCCCGGCGAGATGGCCCGCCAATTCCCCAAGGGCTATACCGCCACCCAGCTTTACGAAGCCTGGTTGAAACACTGGCGCGCCATTCCACCCGGCAAGTACGATGTGATCATCGTCGATACCGTCGAAACCATCGAGGACGGCCTGGGTGATTGGGTTGAATCCCACGCAAGCGCATTTGGTCACACCGCAGCACAGTACCAGAAAATGTCCGGCATCTTTTGGGGTGATGTCAAGTCCGAGTGGAAGCGAGTCATTCAAGAACTGAAATCTCGCTGCCAAATGGTGATCCTTATTGTCCACATGCGCGACGAGTACAAAAACAACGTGCGCACTGGCAAGCGCCAGCGCCGTGGCAAGGAAACCCTCTCCGAACTGGCAACCCTGGAAGTCGAGTTGGTACGCAAGTCAGATCAGGTTGCGCCCTCAGCGATCGTTCACAAAGATCGCTTCTTCTCTGGTAGCCTGGGAGCACCCAGCACGATCAAGCCCAATCTCCCTCGATGGTTGGAAGTCTGTACTTGGGACATAATTCGCGGCTATCTCGTTAAGCCAATCGAGAAGGACGTGGCCCCCCCGGTGATCGACACCAGCAAGGAAGACGAAATGGAAAAGTTGCGGTTACAAGCGATGATTGCCGAAGCCGAGGCGCTGAAGGCCGAGCATCAGGCGACACAAGCGATTGCAACAGCAACTAAAGTGACTGGTACCAGCGCTACCAAGATGGATCGCCGCACCCCCGATGAGCTACGAAAGGCGGCTGGTGTCAAAATCAAGGATCGCTTGAAGGAAATCGGTATCGATGTGAATGCCCCTAGCTTCAAGATCAGCACGGCACTAGCTGATCTGGACGTACAATGGGCTGGCGAGATTGGCGCCGCTATCACTTCCCAGAACTGGGGAAAGGCATTGACTATTGACATGAGTGAAACCCCTGCGGTGAAGATCGCCGTCTCCAACGGCACGACCACCGAAGAGATTGCCGAAATGGCGATTGCCTGATGACAGTCAAAGCCTGCTACAACTGCCGCAATTACAGCACATCTCAGGAAAGTAAAGCCTGGGTTGAACGCTGCGCAGCTAGGGGCAACGCCCGACTGATGGTTGCGGCGGTTGTAGCAGGCCAGCCCATTCTTATCGACATGGAAAGATTCAAAAACGATAAGACGGCATACATTTATGGTTCCCCCGCACAATACCATGACGCAAACGGGCGGCATGAGTGCGAAACATACCAAAAGAAGGAGCTAGAAGCTATATGAGGTACGGAGACAACAGAGACAAGTACGGAGAAGAGATTGCGCTGTGCATGGGTTTTGACAGCGTGTTCGATCTCGCTGATCCAGTGCAGGATCTTCTGCGCACCAAAAGCCCGGCGATATTGGAAGTAGTCTTGCAGGTTGCAGAGACTGCTGCCATCAACTGCGCCAGCTATGTCCATCAGAATGAAGATGCGCAGAAGCTGGAAGCCATCGAAAAGATGGCGCTGGCACACGCCGAAAGCAAGACGGCCAAGGTGCGTGAGCTAATGGAAGAAATCTTGGTGATCATTGGCAAGGAACCGGCAGAAGAAGAGGTGGTGTATACGACAGAAGTGCAATACCCGGAGAATGACGATGTTTCCTAGCATCTCGGAGTTGCTCTTGAACCCCCTGGTAGCGGCTGCGGCAGTAGCCTTGATCGTCAATGTCATCTCCTACGCAATGGGCGGCAAGAATCCATCCTGGCTTGCTGTAGGCGTTGGACTTGCCTACATGCTCGGCGGCTACATCGTTACTTCCCGCACTACACCTGAAGAATTGTTCTTGGCGGTAATATACGGCATGATCGCTGTGGCGCCGCTCGCGCACGTCGATGGCGCAGTGCTCAACAAGTTGTTTGGCCGCTACGGCATCCAGACAACGAGAGGCACGACAAAAGAACTGTTTCCCCGCTGGCTGTAACTACAAGGGCTGTGCGTAGGTCGGGCGGCTTGCGCACAGCCAAACTAAAAACCCTATGATCCTAGCGCATCTACTCTCCCTTACCATGCGTTCTGGCGTGCGCTATGACGACGACTGGCGTATGAAGATCATACGCCAGTACGTCAGGCGCAGAGACAAGAACCGCTGCCGGCGCTGTGGTAGACACATCTCAACATGGATACTCGACGTGCATCACAAGCAGTTTGTCGAGAATGGCGGCAATCACAACCCACGCAATCTCGAAACCCTCTGCGTTGACGATCACGCAAGAATACATCCCTGGATGGAAAGACTAAACAGGCCCAAAACCTGGAAAGAAGCAAAACGCAAGAGGCAGATAATTGAACAACTTACCCGATAATTGGATCAGCGATGTAATGGAAAAACGCGCAGAGTTTGAGTCTGCCCCAAAGCCGTTTCCAACACCACCCCTACTTGATAGCATCTTTTATCTAGTCGGTGAAGTGGCCGAATTAGGAATGGAATTGCACGCAATAACTCGCCAGGGCGATCTACGCAATCCCGGCAGCAAACGAAACGGAATTAGTGGCGAACTAGGCGATAGTCTGTTCATGCTAGGCACAGTGGCGCATCAAGTAGGGCATCAAGAGCTATACACCTACAACATATTCAGCGGTACAAAACAAAGTGCAATTATCCATCCCAGCTACCGAGATCTGATTGATACCTGTGCGGTTACACAATCGCTGGCGCTGGAACTATACGATGAGCTAGACAATGACGGATTGCTTCCTGTGCTTGCATCAGCCACAGACATTCTAAACGATATCTACTCGAACTTGGAAACGCTCTCTCACTGGCTGGATATCGATATGACCGGCGCACTAACCAGCACCTACGCCAAGATAGCAGAGCGATCAGGCCTATGAGCGAGCTGCTGTTATCTTTTGAGCTAGAAGGCGTTCCAGTATCCTCCAATGGCATGTACAAGAACATAGGCCGTGGCAGGGCGCTCACCACAGAAGCAAAAGCATGGAAGGCAGGTGTTACCGCCGATGTCAAGAACATCATCAATCACAACCAACTCGACTTTCGCCATGTTGCCAAGAAGCCCCTGCGAGCTAGGTATTACTTCTGTGTCCCAGAACTATACCGAGCCGATTGGGACGGATACATCAAAGCTTTGCAGGACAGCACAATGGACGCAATGGGACTCGATGACAGGTACATCGTCTCCGCTGAAGCCCACAAAATGCTAGACAAGGAGCGACCCCGGTTCAAAGTGGAAATCTGGAGCTTATGACAACTTCTTCAAGCCAGCGCTGCCCTGGACAGCAGAAGCAATGGAGACGATGAACAATGCAGGCACCACAACTTTTTGAAGACACCCCGCTGCGCCTTGAAATCCTTTCTGGCCCACTAGCGGATCACTGGCCGGACTGGGAAGGAGATCCAATCTACTATTATCGCATTCCATTCAGGCCAGGAATGGCGCTAGACGCAAAAGATCCGCGCTGGCAATCCTACAACGCAGCAAGCAACGAGTACACGCGCTTGTATCGCCAAGAACTTCCCAAACCCCCGTACAGCTTTGAGCCATACGCGATCATGCCAGATCAGGAAGCTGTAGCCAACATGGTAGCAATTGCCGTCGCCAATTGGCAGCAATCTCAACAATCGTAGCCGGGCTACGAAAATCGTGTGTGCAGAATGCCCTGTGTAGTAGCGACATTCTGCACACATAGAAAGGAGCTTGATGCGGATCATAACCAACCCCACAACAGCATGGTGCGCCGGCTGCCTACAAAGCTGGCGACAAGACATGATAGCCATCGAGATGCCACTAACAGGCACAATCGTTTCACCAATCTTTTGTTACGAATGCGTAGCCAAGGCTGCAGAGTACGGCCACAAGGAAGAACTACGCAGGATCGAAGCATCTAGACATGGAGGCAACTTCTCTTGAAAGTCGTTATCACCAAAGAGCTTGAAGACTGGTGGGGCATTGATGATCTCATCGAAAGTATGCCCAAAGCAACCAAAAAGGAACGCGAAGAAGCAATCATCGAACTTCTACTGGAAGACGTAGCCTCCCTTATCGAAGATGCAACATGGAGAATAATCAAATGACTAACCTAGCAGCAACTCCCCAACCACCACCCGCCGCAGGCGGGGAAGTGGTTCTCTTTCAAGTGATCAAGGATCTCAAGGCGCGCGCAGAATTCGGCGCACAAAAACACGGAACACTTCTGAAAACCAACAATGGACGTTCTGCCGCATGGGACGCCTACCAGGAGATCCTGGACTTCGTGATGTACTTTCGCCAATACATCATTGAACAAGAAATGCAGTACGAAGAACTCCCGGCAACATCCCTGCAAGCACAAGTCCAGCGCATGTCTCTGGGAATAGTAAACACAAACAGCGAAACAAGACTTCGCATGGAAGAGATCGAAGAACGTCTGGACGAGATCGCCAAGGCCATCGATGGCCTTACTACCAACATGAACTACATGGCGGCAAAGCGCGGCATAAATCTCTTGAACGTCTCCGGCTACCCGCGCACCCATGAATGACAACTATCCACTATGAAATGGGTGGCAGACAGATGCGCTGGGACATCTCGGCGCATCCGTCTGATGACGACACAAACACCCTCAAAGAACACCTGCTAGAATGGTTTGGCCCAGAGGCAATCTTCATCAAAGCCACCTGCACAGAAGACGGAAAGGAATACACATATCCATGACCGTTGACACCAGAATATCATACGAACAACGACTGTTCAATACCCAATGCCAACGCATCGCCGACCTGTTCAATGTCGACTTCATGGACGTACATCACTGGTGGCAAGAAAGCAAACTCGACTGGGAGCAGTTCCGCACAGGCATGGCAATCATCCACGAAAGACAACCCAATGAACCGCATTAAGCTCGATGCCCTGCCCGTCCCCCTCGCAGCCTGGATCGTCTGGACTAAGGACGAGAAGGACGAAGATGCTCTCACCCGCTACCAATCCCTGTTTCGCAATCCCCCTACTTTCCTTGTTGAATACGCCAATCATCTATGGGCCGGCCCACTGCCAGAGGAAACATGATATGATATTAACACTGTGGGATGTCGGAACTATTACTACAAGCAATTGCCAAATAGCACCAACAAAAGATATGCGTCTCGTTAAACAACTCATACGTGAATGGCATTCTACCCTACCAATTACTCCACCCGGTTGGAAAGTTGGATTTATAGCAAGCGCCAACAACATACCAGTAGCAGCTGCAATGTGGGGACGCCCCACTGCGAGAATGGAAGATCAAAGGCACACTCTCGAACTTACCAGACTAGCACACTCACCAAACGCACCACGAAACATGGGAACTTGGGCAATAGCAAAAATGCGCACATGGATACGCAAGAACATGCCAGAAATCAAGCGGCTAATTTCCTACCAGGATGCAAATGTCCACCACGGAACAATCTACAAAGCCGACAACTGGAAACAAGTCTATGATCTTCACACCAGCCACTCATGGACTAATCGCCCACACAGGACTGGCACCGAACGTAGTCACAAAATCAAATGGGAATACATACTATGACGGAATGCTTTATGGCAGGAATGACGGTCGGCATATTCATAACCTTTGTTCTTGTATTCCTTCCCTTACTGCTCTTCAACGCAATAGACTTGCTATGACACCATACACCACCTGCACATCCTGCACCCCCAACCACTACACGAACTGCAACACCTGCTTCGGCTTTGGAATCTACTACAGCCGCGGCCACAACATCCCTATCGCCGCCCACGAAGCCCTTGCCAACATCCCCAATACCGAACCTTGTCCAGAATGCGGCTCAACTATCGACGGCATTCCTACTCCCCCACCTGCCGCCACATCTCTCCCGCTATAGCATCCAACTCTTCCTCTTCCTTCGTCAACCCACGCGCGGGGGGAAAGGGCTTACTATAGCTGTCCAACAAGATCAACACCACGACAATCACAAATATACCACCAAAGAGCAAGAAGAACGTCCAGTCCATAACGCTTTCTCCTTTCACTAACACCCTGACTTGTACACCAGTATACCACAATATGACGCAGTTGACAAAAGTACAGACAACGGGGCAAGGAAAAACAACACCATGAATCCACAAACCACAAACTCAACAACAGAAACATGGAAGGATATCCCCGGATATGCGGGATATTACCAAGTCAGTGATCTAGGGAATGTTAGAAGCCTGCGCTATGGCAAACCACTAAAGCCAATACGAAAAGCAAAAGGATATCTGGGCGTAGGACTAACAGTGAAGAAACAAGTGAAACAATTCCTTGTTCACAGACTGGTTCTGCTCACCTTCATTGGCCCAAGTCCACTAATAGTCAATCATATCGATGGTGACAAGACAAATAACCATCTCTCTAATCTCGAATATGTTACCTATCAAGAAAATACAAACCACGCAATCGCTACCGGACTTACTCCAGCAAAACTAACAGCAACAGACGCAACCGTAATCCGAGAGTTGCGCTCGCAGGGTAAGTCTATCAAATGGCTCTCCCGAACATTCGGAATAGATACAAAACACGTCCGAGATATTATCAATCGCATTTGGTGGAAAGAAGCTGCGTGACTTGACACTTGTACGGGATAACGGGAGCAAGGGGTTACATTTGTGATCGGTAGTATAAGAGTATAGGAGGTGGAACAGGAATGATCCACCCCTACCCCCCTATCCCCTCACCCGCACAGGAG